AATCTAGGTTATATCCTTTTACGTGAGCTCCTACCTTCTCGATATCTCTTCCGCGTTCTATAGTCCCGTCTATACGTATAACGAAATGATATCCGATATCGCTCCAGCCGTTGCCGTCTATATGCCATCGACGGATAATATCCGCTCCTATATTTTGTCCTTCTTCCGTAGCTGAACAATGAAGGATAATATTATTAAGTTCTCTCAACCGAATAAAGACTTTACGTACGTAGCTATAGACAAAAAGAAAGCTCCTAGAGCCGTCCAAAACTTCTTCTCTAGCGTTCCTAGTCGGTTTCCGTGAGAATCGAGGCGCTCTTTATGAGCGTCTAACTTCGTCTCTATCCGCGCTACGGCTCGCGCGATCTCGTTTAATTTGTCCTCGCTCATTTTTGGAAAGCCATAATTTTAGAAGCTTCTCGTTATCCTTGCGCTTCGTTCTCATTTACTCGAATATATTTCTCCTGTATACTTTCCAGTTCTCCCGCCTATATGTAATCCGCCTATATGATAGGAGAAAGGACGCGCGGAGATTCGGTTACTTACGTTCGTTCCGTACTCCGGAAGACTGGAGCTATTATAGCTCATGTAATTACACATTTGCGAGAGATAGAACTTCGCTTTATTACGAGCTCGATCTACTTCCCTCTGTAACTCCGTCTCCGTAATAGCTGTAGTTCCCTCCGCGCTACGTATAACGAGTCCTCCGTTTTCTACTTGTACGTACAGAGAAGGTAAAAGCTCCTCCATTACTAACCATGCTAGCGCCTTACGCAAGTAAACGTCTAGGAGCGTCTTATATGCGCCCGTAATAGTTCCGGCTTCTACTTCCTCTTTAATCTTATCGAGGAGATCGCTTCCCGTATAGAGCTGAATCGTTAAATCTTGAGCGGCGATAATAGCGGGAGGAAGATACGTATCGTCTACGCTTCCGTTAAGATTCGTAATCCGCTTAAGATAGTTAGAGTCTAGTAATAGGATTTCCATAGCGTAGAGTTATCGAGGAGTAGTAAAGTTACGCGGCTCTAAGAATCCGCGATTAACCATATCCCGCGGACGTTGAGCTACTTCCTTCTCGTTTACTGGAAGTCTGTACGCGCTTCGTTCCGCTGGAGGAATGGAGTTAATAATACGTCGAGCTTCGTTTACGGATAGCTTCTTATTATCCCGGCGGAGATAGGTTCTCCGCTCCCAAAAATGCCGACAAGATCCGCCGCCTTTATACTTCCAGAGATCGTAAGTATCCGCTCCTCCCGCTCCCCATCCCGGATTGACAGCGCGAGAACTAGCCGCTACGATATCTTCTTTCCTATACACTTTCCCGGCGCTAACCATTTTTGTACAGAAGTCCCGGCTCTTATTGTCGGATACGGAAGGAGCGTAAGCGTAGCGTACTTTAATTAGCTCCGAATCTTGTTCGCTCTTGCCGTTAGGATTCGAGGAAGGAACGCGAGCAAAAGTAAAGAGAGCGTCTAATTCCGCTTCTTTCTCGTAGTCTACTTCCCGCGTATCGATAAGTTCCCATTCTTCGCCGATATCCTCTCCGAGCTCTTCTAGGAGCGTAAAAGCTTCCTCCGGAGTACGTTCGCTTATCTCTTTCGAGAGCTCCGTTTGTTGCGGCTGTAAAGCTGTAGAGATTCCTACGGCGTTATATAGCTTCTTACAAGCCTTTACGATAATCTCTTGATACGGCTTAATTACTTGCTTCTGGAATAGATCCGCCGATTCTCCCGCTCCAGCCGTTCCAAGTTTGCCGGGTACAGCTACGCCGAAGTTCTCCGGACTCGTAACGCGATGCCCTATCATAATCTTCGCCGTAGTTTCTTCGGAAAGGAACTCGTATTGCTTGTCCGCGTCTGAAAGCTGGAACGTATCTATAGACGGCTTTTGCTCTGGAAGATCCGAGAACGTAAGGAAGAACTTTCCCGCGTTATGAGCTCCGCTCGCTTGTTGTTCTATTTTGGCGCGAATCGCGGCTTGTTCTTCGTCGCTAGGATCGCCGTTAGCGAAATGGATAGCCATAGAAGGAGCGAGCCCGTTCTTAATGTTATTAATGTGGAAAGTAGAAATCTCTCTTTCTAGCTCGATATAGTTAATAGCTCCTACGTAATCGGGCTTCGGATAGTAATAGCTTCCCGGCGAGAACGGCTTAACGTACATAATCTGAACGGGATTCTCTAGTTTCGTCTCTACGTTAAATCGCGGAAACGCTGTAGGCTCTATAGCTTTATCCGTCCAGTCCCGCGAATAGTAGAAAGTCTCTACTTCTTCTTCCTCGTTAGCGCATCCGCTACGAACGTTCTCAAATGGAATATGAGATACGCGAGAGATCGTCTCCCTATCGAGACTCCAGTTAATTTCTAGAGCGAAGCCGGAGAATAGTTTGAGATCGAGCGAAGCTTTACGAAGTTCTTCGTCGAAGTTCCAGCTATCATAAAGAAGCCGCGCGTCCAAGTCTTCCGGAACATAGCCGTCTCCGAAGATCATAAGCCCGATAGTAGTACATAAGGCTCTATGAGTAGGAGAATCGTTATACAGCTCTACGAGATAATTCGGAAAGCCGTTATCGTCTCCGAAATAAATTACGTTCTCCTCTTGCTTTTCCGCGTAGCTACGTTTCTCGTAGCCGGAAAGCTCGACGCTTTCTATCCTTGTTTTCTTATCCTCCATAATATACGATATCGTCCGTTAAAGTTACAGCGGGAGAGCTGGAGATAGCCGTTCCCGTTACGAAGAGAGTTCCTATTTCTACGCGAGCTAGCGCGTTCTCTGGATCGAGATTCGTACTAGAATTTTGTACGTATACGGCGTAGTCGTAATATCCGGTTTCCGTGAGGAGTACGTTATTCGTATCCGCTACGTTCGTCGCTACGTCTATTCGCGTATATCGTGGGTTATCTTGGATAACGTATCCAACGAAATAATGCGCCTTCTTACTCATTCTATGAACGAGCTTAAAGAGATAATGCGTATAAGTCCAGTCTCGCGCCGCATCTTGCAAAGTAAGATAGATCGCTTGAGTTCCGCTATTTGGGTTAAGGCGTATCATATAATATAGGCTTCTGGAACGTAATCGTCTAGTAGTAAATTCTCCTCCTTGTTTCGAAAGTAAGGAGTAATATTAATCTCTGTCTTTACGTCCGCGATAAATGCTCCCGGAATAATATCCGCTCGTCTTCGCGTAGTTGTATAGATACTTTCGGCGCTCATAGAATCTAATCCTTTATGCCTTTCGCCCCATAAGCGCGGAGTAATATCTATAATCTTTCTAGAGATATATCTTCCAGCTCCGCAAGGATAGCCTTCTAGCTTCCATCCTTTCCGCGTTTCGCGAGAGAAAAAAAAGAGCTCGTTAAATTGAGCGTAATCCGTCTTCTTCATAGAAGCTACTATAGCTTTCGCTCCGCCCGGTAATAAGAAATCGTCGCTTCCTAGCTGTAATAAGTAATCCCATTTATCCCGCTTCATAAACTCTAGAAGCTCTTGATTCTTGATCCCCATTATCCGGTTCTCTAGTCGCGTAACGTTATATCCGAATTCTTGCGCTAGTTCTTCTTGCTCGTCCTCGCTAGCTCCGATATATACGGACGTAGAATAGCCTTCCTCCGCGAATTCTTTACGAGCTCTTTCGAGTCCTACGTAACAAGCTCGCGTAAGAGAAAGTCTTTTATAAACCGGAATATGGATAGCGATTCTCATCTACAGAAATAACGCTATAACTCCATAAAATAAACAAGGGAAGCTTTCGCCTCCCTTGCTCAATCATACCAAACCAAACAAACGTATATTATTAGCTAATAGGCGTAAGCGTAATATTAGCTCCGATAGTTACGTGTGGACAAGGGAGCGCCTCTTGCGCCGTGAGATTAAACGTATATCCGCTTAAGTCTCCGTTAGCCGTTCCCGTTGCGATACTTCCTCCGCTAGCTTCTACGCCTCTATCGAGTCCCATAAGGAGATATTCTCCGTTATTGTCTTCGACGAGGATAGAGAGCCGCGTTTTAAGCATAGCGTCGAATTCCGCCGTATCCGCCGCAACGAGAGAAGTAAGTACTACTTCTAGAGCTTGATCGTAGAAGAGAGTCCCGTTCTCGATGCTGGAGTTAATCGTTTGAGTTAAGTTCCCGGAATTTTTAGCGAGATCGTAGCCGTAAAATACGGCCGCTTGCGATGCGTCCGAAATAGCTCCCGCCGTTGGTTGCGGGAAATCGTCAGCGTCGAAAACTTTGACCCAAATTCGCCGGATTCCTCCTAGTCCCTTGTTACAAGGGAACGCGCGTCCCGTAAGAGTTAATGAACAAGGCATAATAGGAAGAATTAAGAAGCGCGACGAGCTACGCTCAACGAGTTAAGATCAACTACAGCACATCCAGCCGTAACAGCTACCATACCTCGAACAACGTCCTCTAAAGTAGATTCGTTCAAGTCTACTACAGCCGCTGCTACATCTACATTGGTTCCGGTTAAGTCCGTTCCGAATACGAGATTATTCCAAGGAGACAGAATAAAAGTATCGTCCGGCATTCCGCGAGGAGTAACGATCTTATATCCGGCGTAGCTTTCTACCATTTCTCCGAGTACAGCTCCATAAGTAGCCGCCATTCCTTGATAGTAAAGAACTTTCATAGCCGGGCTCATGTAGAGATAAGTATTCTCATCTCCAGCGATAGCGCTAGGAGCTCCAGCTACTACAGCCGAAAGGCGAGCCAAAATATTAGAAGCAGTAGTAGCGCCTCCCAACAAGGTTTCCGCGGTAGGAGATCCAGCTACGATAATGGAGTTAAAGCCTCCGAAAGCGGACGTAGACGTTCCGCCCGAAGTAGTTCCGTCCGTAGAGTTATAGCTTCCGCGCCACATATTCTTTTCGATATCTTGCGCCGCCGCTTTCGCGATATACTGGAGGAAAGCTTGGTTAGTATCCGCTGGAGCAAATTTGCTATTACGCATCAAATCCGCCTCCCAAGTAGCGGCGAGATCTTTTTGGCATAGCTCTAATTTAATTTCGAGCTTCGTAGTAGCCAAAGTAACTTCTCCGAGAGACGCTCCGGATTGACCCGTAAAGCCGCAAGTACGAGCGCGCAAAGTAGCGCCATCCCATTTACGGAGTACAGCCGTTCCGACTACGTTAGTACGTACGTCGCACCAATTATTTACGATCGTATCCGCCGCCATGATAGCGGGAGTTACGTAAGGAAGAGCGAGCTTCCCTTTATAGTTGCCTACAGAGGCGGTAATAGTTGCCATAGTTAAATATTTAGGCGTTTAATTATTGATTCATCATAGCCGCGATACGCTCTTTAATAGGCATAGCGGCGAGTTCAGCTTGAGTAAAGCTCTTACGAGCTGGAGCTTCGAGGCGGTTAATCTTTCCGGCGGCTTGTTTGCTCAAGTTCTGGATTTCCTCGTTCTTAACTTCTAGGAGTTTATCTACGTGAGAGGCGAGCTCCGTTACGGCTTCTTTAATCATAGCCGCTACTTCCTCTTTACTCAAGTTAGCTTCTACTTCGTCTTTCGATTGCTCTACGGCTTCGGCTTCGGCTTCCGCTACAGCTTCAGCCATAGAAGAAATAACGCCTTCGGATACTTCGAACGTAGTTCCGTTATCCAGCGTATACGATCCATCCGGGAGAGGAATTTGTTCGCCGGCTTCGTTTACTACGAAAACGTCTACGCCTTCCGCGAAAGCGTCCGCGCTCGTCTGGATCTCTTGTCCGTTATCGAGCATAGCCGCGGCTAGTTGTACTTGCTCCGCTGGAGCTTCGCTTGTTTCCGCTTGCGCTTCCGCTTGCGGCTCTTCTACGGATAACTCTACTTCGTATTTCGCGAAGAGCTCCCGTACTTTTTCAATCATAGTTGCCATAAGGACTTATTTAGGGTTTAACGATTATCGTTCTTGTTATTTGACAAAAGGCGCTCTAAATCTTCTAGAGCTGTAAGCTCCGCGTATTGATTGCATACGGCGTATCGTTGTTTCTCGTCTGGAAATTCGTTAACTAGTTCTCCCATACAGCGCGAAAGAAAGTCCTCTTTACTTTCTCCCGGTTGAGGCGTAGAGAGCTCGATAGCTCCTAACTCTTTTAGCTTCGCTTCGCTCCAGCGCTTCGCCGCCTTCCCTCCCCAAAGAAGATAAGAGATAGTCCCGCAAGCACTAGTATCGCTTTCGTCGTAATCTCCTTCGGCTCGCGAGAGATAAGAGTACATACGTTTAATAGTCTCCTCCGATATCGGTTCTCCGTTCGCTAGTTGTTGCGCTCGTACTTTTCCCGTTTGCGTAGCGCATTTATTCCCGTTCTTCTCGTTAAGCTCTATCCCTCTTTTCGCGTTATTCTTTACGCCTTCTGGATAGTCGGTATAACTAGCTAGCTCCGTTACTTCCTTCGAGAGATCCGTAGTCTCCTTATCCGATTCTTTGCGCTTAAAGAGTCCCTCGATACTGAATCCCTTTACTCGTCCTTCCTTTACGAGACTCCATACTTCCGGGCTATCTACTTTCATCGTAGCTACCCAAGATCCGATAGGAAGCTTTAAACCATATAGAGCGCTCTTATCGTGTACGGAGTCCTCTACTATCCAGCTCTCTATAGTTGTTACGCCTTGTATCGCTAATTCATGCTCTAGCGTAGCTTGCTTATGATTCCCGCTCTTTGCGTATTTCTCTAGCGCCGCGCGGATTGTCTCTTTAGTAAAGTAAATATAGAACTCCTCGCCTCCTTGATTCCTGTATATAGGCTTGTCCGGAACGAGTACAGCTCCCATAATAAGCCGCTTCTCTTCGTCGATAGAACGAAAGGAATACTCTTCGGCTTTAAGAGCTATCCAATTTTCTTCTATCGCTGGATCATCTACGAGAGAGATAGCGCGTACGCCTTCGCTCTCTTCTTCTAGGATTAATTCGTACAGCATTTTAAAAAGATAGTAAAGCTTGTTCGCGGAGTTTTTGATTCGCTTGTAAGCCGTTAGATACATCGTTAGAAAGAACGTAACTACGGAATCCCTCTTGCGGAGCGGATGGAATTTGCGGCGCTTGCGCTTGCGTTCTATTCTGATTCTGAAGAGCTACAGAAGGAAGAGAAGGAGCGGAAGGAGCGCTAGCGCCTCCCTCGAATTTCTCTCTAGATATTATAGCTATTTGCGCCGCTCCAGCTACAGCCGCCGCCGCCGCGGAAGCATAACGCGAGAAAGGAGCTACGCTATCTTTTGCGAGAGCGTCTACTATCGCTTGAGCCGTTCCGATTACAGCCGTAGAGATTCCGAGCGCTTTACGGATAGCAAAAGAGCGGCGAGCTCGCTTCTCTTCTCCAGACGTAAAAAGCGTATTTAAGCTATTAACGATATCTAACGTCTTCGTCGTAAAAGCTCCTACTTGCTTTACGCGCTCGTTCATTATATCCGCGTAGCCTTGCGCCGCGTTAAGGTTCATCCTCTGACGTTCCGTAAGTCCGTCGCTCTCTTGCTTATTTAGATTCTCTTGTATCCTTGCTCCTCCTTGTACTAGCGTACGCTCTTTCTCGTCCGCTTGTTCTTGATACTTTGGAGTAAGGCGCTCTATAGCTTCGAATTCTTCTTGACGTAGACGGATCGCTTCCGATACTAGCCCGTTAAGCTTGTTTTGTAGTGTAGTCTGGAGCTCTAACGATTCCGCCCGGAGATTATAAACTTCGGCTTCTAATTCCGCTTCCGCTTGTAGATCTTCCGCCGTGGATTCGCTTAGGGCGTTTTGTTCCCTTCGGATACGTAAAGCCTCCTCCGCCTCCGCTCTTCTCCGCTCGAATAATTCCCTCTCTATACGTCCGGCTTCCTCCGCCGCGTTAATTCGTTCCTCTACGCTTTTCGTAGTATCCTCCGCTATTAGATTTAATTGTTTAATCTCGCTTCTTTGCTTCGCTGTAAGTACGAGCGTTTCTCTTTGGGAATCTATTAGAGCTTGTTGCGCCGCTTCCAGCTCCGCCGCTTTTTTAGCCGCTTCGCTCATCTCTTCAGCTACTTCGCTAAAAGCTCCGGCTATATCTTTTCCTACTTCTATAAGATTTCCTACGTCCGTAACGTCCATAATAAAAGTCTCCGCGGCTTGCGAAGCGTCTTCTATAGCTCCGGAAAAGTCTCCGCTAAATACTTTTTTAATAGACGATCCGAGTAGTCCGAACGTTTTTAATAATCCGTCTATCTTCTTCTGTACGTACGTCTCAATACTATTTCCGAAGTCTATAAAAACTTGTTTCGGATTCGTGAAAGCGTTTAATATTTTCTCTCCTAGACTACTTACTAGATCTACGACTACGCTAAAAGAAGCCTTAAGTCCAGCCATAGCGCGAGACAAAAATTCCGCGCCGCGCTTCGTTTGTGTGAAGTAGGTTACTAGAGATCCGAGAGCTATTACGAGCGCTCCTATTCCCGTTCCGAGAATTGCAACTTTCGTAAGATTCAATCCCTTGATAAAAGTTTGAACTCCTTTCGCCGTCTGGACGAAAGAAGAAGCAAGTCCTCCGGTTACTTTATCGAGCGCTCCTACGGCTTTTTGTCCCGAAGTAGAGAGATTCTTAATCGCATCGTCCGCCGCTTCGAGACTCTTATTTAAGTTTCCCGTATCCGCTTCGAGCTCTAGTACTATTTTCTCTTTTGCCATATTAGATAGATAACGAAAGCCCAAGTAGACGTAATAACGAAAGCAAGAAGAGCATCTAGAGCTTTAAGCTTCCATCCGCGGAGCTTCCTTTTCTTCGGCATAACGTCGATAGCATCGAGGATATAACGGAAATCGCGAATATCTTTTACTCTGAACTTCATTCGATAATAACGGGCATGGTACAATATCTACTATCGAAATCGTATACGTATCCGTAACGCTCGCAACAAGCCCGGCTAGCGCTTGTCGGAGTGAATTGTACGATCCCTCCTTTTCCCGTCGTAGGTAGTTGAGCGCAATCCTCGATATCTCCGAGAATCTTTAAGAGCTTTACTTTCGTTATTCCTTCGCTCGTCGCGTCGTAACTCTGTATCTCTAGGATTCTCCAGTAAGTAGAGAAGAGATAGATTCTATCGCTCCATTCGAAAGACTGGATATCGACGGGAGTAAGGTAAAAGAAGCCTTCGAAAATACGCGCATCCGGAGAATAGAGCTCGTTAGCAAACTTCCTCCAGTAGTAGTAATAGAGACTATTAAGAGGAGTAGCTATAATCTCGCGTAAAGGGCGCGGATGCCCATAAAATAAACTCTTATCCGCTACGTCCGTCGCGAAATCGTCCGATTCGCTAAAGAGAGGATATTTAATAAACGCGCTAACTCCGCTATCGTCCGTAGTATTAATATTTATCGTAGTCTCTCCATTCCAATATGCTAACATGGGACGCGGATTCGCGATAGGATTTCCCTCCTTCGTAAGACGAAGTACTGGAAATTCTGTATCTGGAATGTTCGTAACGAGAAAAGGAGCGAAAGGAGACTTTATCTCCATCGTTCCCGCGGCGAAATCCGAAGAAGGATCTACTATACGCTTCCTTCCGTGAACTTCTCCCGTTATATTTTGCGCGAGCTCGTTAGCGTAGTCTTCGCTTCCTTCATGCGTAAAGACGTATTCTCGTTTCTGGAGATCCGTAGTAGGGAGTACGGAGTAATCCTTATCCGTATCTAGTTTATTCGTCCAGTCTTTTACAGCTCCGCCGCTCATATAGTCCGAGAAAGGCTCTACGTAATAATGTGTCGAAACGTTTTTGTCCTGAATAAAGACGAGATTAAAACTCTTTTGTAGTCCCGCTACGAAATCTATCTTTTTAAGATCGGGAAAGTTGCTCGAAAGCTGTACGGGAATTCCTGTGTCTTCTTGGAAGTTATAGAGTACGACGCTAGTAGAAGCGTACGCGAGTCCATTAGCGTAAAGTATTGTCCCGCTATTCGCCGTAACTTCGAACGTTACAGCTTCTCCAGCTACAAAAGGAAGCGTAATAGCGCTAAAGTTATCTCCGGATAGAGAGTTAAAGATAGTCGTACTTCCCGTCGTACTCCCTACGATATTAAACGTAGCCGCGGCGCTGGAGTTCATCCGTACAAGGAAAGTAAAAGTCCCCGATATAGTCGGAGTCCATTTATAAGTACTAGCGTTATAATCGTTCGCGTTATCGTAGAAAACTCCAGTATCCGCAAAAGGCGCTAGAATCGTTCCAGTAGAGGAAAAAGTATAATCCGAAGAGAGACCTATTCCGAAGCATTTACTAGATACGGCGTAAGTACGTACTATCGCCTCCGAGCTTAAGCACATTAGATAAACTTCCTCGCCCGTAGTATCGAAAAAGTCAGAATCGAAAGTAAGTCCCGCCTCGCTCATAATTAACGAGAAGACGAATTTAATAGACGCGAACGGAGTTACTTCCGAATGCTTCAGGACGGCGGAAGAAGGAGAGACGGGAAAGGTAGTAGAGCTCCAATTAAAGCCCCTATCGACTAGCCCGAAGCGGATAGCTCCAGAGTACAGAGTTCCAGAGTTTCCGGAAACGATGTTAGCGTAATTGAGGCTAAAGTTATAAGCCGCCGTTGAGATTTCGGAAAGCTTCTCGTCTCCGATACTACGCGAAAGCGAAGCCGCATCTCCGAAAAAGGCTAGCTCGATATCTACGTACTTTCCTTTCGTTACGTACCATTGTTTGACCTGAAGATATCCCTCTACTAGCGTTACGCCTTCGCGCTGAAAACGAGCGGGAAGCTTCCGCTTATAGTCGTATGAGGAGATAAGAGTAAGATCGAATATCCCGAAGATATCCGCGTTATGCGGAGTAAGAGGAACTCGAAACGTTTGGGAGTACGTAGCCGCTGGAGCGTTGATCTCTTGTATCTCCGTAAAGCGGAAATTTAGGTTTATCGGCTGGAAAGAGTAAAGCTCTACTTCGCTCCATCCGTTTACGTCAACGAATAAAATTAGCATCGTAGAGATTGAGCGAGTTTAACGGAGAACGAGACTTGAAAGATTCTAGCGGATTCTTTCGTTATCTCTAGCGAGCTCTCTTCCGGGAGTACTGGAAGCCATGTATCCAAACGGAGATAAGCTTTCTTTGCCATGAATAGCGCTCGTAGTACTTGCATCTCTTCTTCGTTAAAGATTCCGCGTAACGTAAACTTTTGAGAGGCTTCCTTATAAAAGTATTTCTCTTCGGACGTAAAGTACGGGAGCGAAAACGTAGCCGCGTTCCAAGTTCCCGCCGCCGGTTTATAAGGCTTGTTTTCCGTTGTATACGTTTCGAGGCGCTTCCCTTCGAAGCTCAAGTAATCCCATCCTCCGCGAGAGTTATTAAAGGCTATTTGCGTCGCTTCTTGTCTTCGGCTCTTGCAATCCCGGACTATCCTTAACTCTCGTCCTTTTTGAGTAGATACAGCATCGCGAGGAAAGATCCGAATGTTCTCCCAATTAGTAAGAGTCCATCCTAGCGCCTCCAGAGTAGCGGGAAACGCCGCCGCATAGCAAAGAAAGCCGTTAGTAGGACTTGTAGCTGTAGGAAGTTGAGCGCCGTTAGTAGTATTAATATCTACGGCTTGAGTAATCGTAACTCCTCCAGCGTAAGTAATGGTATATACTAGCTGCGTTACGGAGCTAATAGTATTACGAAGTAAGAAAGCTACGTATCCCTCGTCTTCGTCTCTAGCTTTTATCTCTATATGATCTCCCGTAAGCG